CATGCTCAATCAAAGCGAGAGGTTGCCAACAGCCTTTATTCTGACACACTTCGACACTGTCCACATCTACCATAGCGATACCCTCATACTTCCTATGCCACTTTGAGTATAGGTCTTTATCAAAATGTTTAGCGTATCTCATACTATCCCCATTGATCTGCCATAGCTTGAGCAATACCTTGAAAGAATTTAGATCTATTCTTTTGTCTGTCCTTACCACCTTTATTAAACCAGTTACCAGGTATCTTTGTGCTTTGTCTTTTAAAAATTATATGTGTAGGTTTTAATTCAAATAAATTTTTTAACCATAAACAAGTTCTTTTTTGAATAGGATGTCCATACTCATAAGGTTGTATAATTTGTGAGTATTTAGGTAAGGCAAAAATTTTACTTGATATAGGATTTTCAACACAGATTTTATTTATTGGTGCATTGTATAAAGCCATAAAAAATTCTTTAGCTTTTAATCCTAGCTTATATCTATCTTCGTTTAACTTACCTTTAGGATATAAAAATCTAGCACCAGCATTAGAAAGATATGTACAAGGTGGATGAGCAATCATCATATCCCAACCTTTATCTAAATGTTCTAATACATCTCCTTGAAAATGATTACCTGTAATTTCAGTAGGTATTATATCACAGGACCAAGCATCATGACCTTTGGCAGCAAAGGCATCCCTTACTATACCTGAGTACTCACAAGCTATTAAAACTTTCATCTATTTTTTATTATTATAATCTCGTTTTCTTTTTCTTCTATTATTCTCTCGTAGTCTAGCAACTGATTGGATAGTTTTTCTATGTGCTTTTTATGTCGTTTGATTTCTTCCTTACATTTCTTTAGCTCATCAGGACAACCTACCTCATCAAATATTTTATCGTTTGTCATTTAATACTTCTATCTTTTTAACTACTGATCTAGGGTAAACAGTTATATTGCCAACTGTAAGTGTATCTTCATCAAAACTATATGATGCAAAAATTATAAGTTTCTTTTGGTCCTTATACAGTAAGTAACCAAGGTCCTCACACCAAGAGTATACTTGATCCTTTGCTTTATCTAAACTCATCCATTCTGAATTAGATACAATGTCCTGCCAATAAATTCTTACTCGTTTGTATTTAAACTTATTTACTTTCTTCATAGGTCCACCACGCATTATATAAATCTTGCAAAGATACTTTGCCTTTAGTTACTTCTAATATCTTCTTAACCATTCTTGGTTTAGGGAATCTTTTTTCTTTAGACTCCAAACAATATCTCTGCGAGTTGGTCGCTGGATTTATAGATCTGATACCTAACATAGTACCAAAAGTATAATGTGATATACCTTGTTTCTTACGCCATTCTGCTAATGTCATTATTCTCCTTTGTTTATTAACCTTTTAGGTTGTATATACATTGTATTTATTTACTTGCAATAAGTTTTTTTACCTATATACATATTGAAAACAAAGGGAAAAACAAATGATATTAAAACAAGATTATATTACAAAAAAAATACTAGACTATTTCAAGTCATTCAATGGTGGTCAGGGGTTAGACCATTGGAGTCCATCTTCAAGCCAAAACTTTACCAGGTTTGTACTTAACTATTCTCTACCACAAGAGATAAGAAGAACATTTAAGATTAGATACAAAGCACCATTTGGTAATCTTGTAAACAACACAGCTCAAAGATTAACCTGTGAAGTTTTATATCAAGGCGACAAGAAGATTACATTAGAGAACAAAAATTATGACGAGATATTTCAACAAGAGTTAGACGCAATAGATAAGAATAGTCCACCAGTAGATGCTAAAGATAAACTAGCAAGAGAGATGATGATTAGTTATGCACATCCAACTATTGAGAACATGAAGAAAGCTGTCAAAGAAATATTTGGTAATGAAAAGTTAGTAGCAGAAAGATATGTGTCTAGCAAAAGTGATGACATGATCAATGATATTATAGGTCGTATCGATTATGAAAGTAATGACAAGATAGGTGAAGCAAAAACAAAACCTGTTAGCATTAAGAAGAAGAGAGGTAAGGATGAATACTACATGGCAACAACGCAGCTACCTTTATCTCCTGATCCTATGCACATTAGTCAGTTAAGTTTTTATTATCATTGCACCAATAGAAAACCTTTTTTGTTTTATGTAAATGAAAATGAGTACAGAATATTTGATGACACTCACGATATGTTAAGACCTGATTATTTAAAAGAACAATACAATCTTATGGCACAAAGATTAAAGTCATGGGAAGAACTAATTATATTCTGTAAAGGAGATATTAAAAAGCTATCTAACTTTGCAGAACCACCAGAATTAAATCATCCTTTTTATTATAGGGATTTAATAGACGAGCAAAAAAAACAAATCAAACAACTATGGGGGTTAGATGCCTAACAAAAACATGAAGATATGGGAAACATTAAGTAAAACAAATCCAAACTATACAAGAACAGCACCAAGTAGCTATGGTAAAAGAATAACTACCATAGATCCTATGTATCAAATACAAATGATGACAGATTTATTTGGTCCAGTAGGTTTGGGTTGGAAGTATAAAGTAGATTACAAATACATAGATGGATTAGTATTTGCAGAAGTAACTATAAAATATTTTACTAACGAATGGCATGAGTATGGTCCAGTTTGTTCAGTGCAAAACTTATCTAAAAAGAATGGCAACTTAGATGATGAAGCTCCCAAGAAAGCTATGACAGATGCAATGACAAAAGCATTTAGTCATTTAGGTATGAGTGCTGATGTATTCTTGGGTAAGTTTGATGATAGTAAATATGTTGAGCAAATGAAACAAGAGTTTTCTCAACCACAAAAAATTCCACAACCAAGTGGTACAGAGCATGACAACAATCATGATGCAGTAGCAATAAATAATATCGAGAACGATATTAAAAATGCACAAAGTATTTATGAGCTAAGAAAACTTAGAAGTTATAAATACAAAGATGCTTTTAATCTTGCTATGAAGAAACATCTTAGAGTGTATAGACAATTAGATGATCTATATAAGACTAAGGAAACAACACTAAACACACAAGGAGTGATATAATATGAGTGATAAGATATATATAAAACTTACGCATAATGCCGACAAACAGGCAGGAGATAATCGACCATCTTTTGTTGCACCAATAAATCCCAAAAGTCCAGCAGGTAAAACCTGGAGGATAGGAGTAAAGATTGGAGAGAGTTGGTACAACCAAGCAGGATTTGATGATCTTGATGAACAAGGTAATCCCACAGGAATTATTAATGTTGTCTTGACACCATCAAATACTGGTTCAGCACCTGCAAAGCCGAGAGGACCGCAGCAATCTTTTGCACCTAACGATAGGTTTGCAAAAGGTCAAGGATCAGGTTATAACAAAAATAACTACAATTACTAATTGTGGTTGAATGGTGTGGTGGAAGTTTTTTTGAGTAGCGAATCATATTACCTCTTTCCCTTTCTGGTAATGCTCCCTCTTATTTGTTTTCTTCTGCCACGCCTTTAAAACAATATGAAAATTACAGACTTAGAAAAAGAAATTAAGAAGAAGATTGTAGCAGATCGTCATAAAGATTATGGTGATTACCAATACAATTTTACTATACTTGCAGAGCTATTTACTTTAATATTAGCACCGAATTTAAAAAAAAAACTAAGACCATATCAGGTAGGACAAATCATGATGACACTCAAATTGTTTAGGACTACCAAGGGTTATAAGGCAGATAACTATCATGACCTATCTATCTATAATGATATGACCTTTGACTTACACAAAAAAGATATAGACAAAAGAGATAAAAATGACTAAGTATTTAAGAATTAAATCTGGCGAAGCTAATTTTCAGTTGGTTGAAAGATTTGATGAAGTAGAGAAAGCTGCCGACCCCAACGCACAAGGGGAAGTTGTAGAATGTAAAGTTGAGAATATTAAATTAGACTTTACTAAAGTAACAAAGGAAAAGGATGATAGAAAAAAAGAATCATCTACAGAAGCTGATGGACAAGCAGAGAAAGAAAAGTGAAATGTATGTTCACTCAGTTCAAAAGGCAAATAGATATAAAGCTGAAAGTTATAGCTTATTTTTAGAGATTGCCAAATGTAGAGAAGAATTGATGACAGCTAAATAGTCATTAATTTATTATTGAAAAAAACAAACAAATCTGTAGGGGATCTATGACTTTAATTAAACAAGAGTTTCAAAAACATATTAAAAAAATAAACAACAACGACTTCATTTATAAACATAAGATAGCTTTTTATTTATTATCAGAACAGCAGCTTCAGTTATATGAAGAAGGATTTAGAAAAGGTTTTGAGTTAGCACAACAAAAAATGTCTGACCATGTAAGCGAAATAAAAGAAACACACATTGTACCAAGGCAAATGGAAAGAAAGATTATTGGTTATCAGTTTAGAAAACCTAGACAAACAGAAATAGATTGTGTGATTAATAAAGTTTGTATTAAATGTGAAGTTAGTAAGAAAGAATTATTTACTAAAGCTAGAACTAGAGACATTGTTAGAGCTAGAAATATTATTCAAAATATATTGAATGAAAAATATAAAATGAGCCTGTCAGATATAGGTAGAATTTTTGGACAAGATCATACAACAGTTTTATATTCTATTCAAATGAAACAGAATAGAAGATATTATTGGAGTAATGAGCAAACAATATGGCAAGAGTTTGACGAACTAACTAGGTCCTAGCATAGTTAGGTTTCTTACCTGATCTTCCTTTACTCTCAGCTTTCTTTTTTCTTGATACAGCAGAAGCTCTTTGACTTGCAGACATTGATCTAGCTTTTGCAGCAGGTACACACTTAGGATAGTTCTTTCTTTTTTCACCACCACTACGACCACACTTAGGAAAGCCACCACTTTTTTTAGGATTGGCAATGTCTACCCAGTTAGCTTTGACCCATGATCTTAAACCATTAGACATTATTTTCTTTTTCTTTTTGTACCTTTAGGTTTTATTCTGCCAGAGCATACACCACTTGCGTACATATTGGCATACGCAGATGGATATACTTTAAACTTTCGTTTAGCAGCAGCTTTACCTTTAGCACAAACTTTAGCCATGTTTTTTTTGTACTGTAAACTTTGCCATCTTTACAGCTCCCTTGTGTGGTTTGTATGTACCTTTCATCAGTTTAAAACTTGAACCTTTTTTCATCCAATGAAAACCTTTAGGTGCTTTTACTGATTTAGTTGTCATTTCTTTTTCTTTTTATTTTTTTTCATCTTTGCTGCAATAATTTTTTTCTTTAATGCAGGTGGTAGATTTTTCTGTTTACCTTTTAACATTAGTACATTCTCCCTTTAGATTTTTTAGCTTTCTTTGTTTTCTTAACTTTTTTTTTAGCCATAGGCTTTTTCTTACCATACATAATTGTTCTCCTTTTGTTGATTCATTTTTAACACACAGTATTTGTCAAAGCAACTATCATCTTTACCATTATGACAAAACCTTTGCTTATTAGCTGTAACTATCCATCCACCTGCATCACTCATGAGCATCTTCTTGCACCACTCACAGTAGCCACAGATTAATGATTGTTCTACAGGTTTCTTCCAAGTTTTATTTCTTGCCACACTTACACTTTTTTTTATTTCTTTTACTAAAATTAGTAAAGTCCATATTAAAAACATCATTGATCTTTTGATTCAAACCATCTATCCAACCAATAAATTTATATATAATTTTATCTAACATTTCCATCTTCTTCTTGCTTGTCTTATTCTTGAGTTAGGATCATTCCTAGTTTTAGCTGATGAGTTTCTTAGCTGACCTAACGATCTAGCACAATAACTTTTTCTACGCTTAGCATCTTTAGAACCTTTCTTAACTTTACCTGTTACTGCTGTCTTTAATTTAGATCCTGGATTTGCTTTTCTATATCTTGCTACACCTTTAGCTGTCATCCCAGCACCTTTCTTTGTAGGTCTGTAGTTTGCGTTAGATCCTTTGGTAGTTTTTCTTATAGCCATTATTCTAATATTAATTTTTTAATTGATTTCTCACCCATATAAATTTCTACTTCTGCTTTAGATTTTATACATTTATATTCTATATGATTTTTAACTTCTCTGTTAGCAATTCTTTTACCTTTTAAACAATCAGACATAGTAGGTTGTATTCTATGTTCTTTAATCTCATGGTTTACTATCATCAATAATGCTACTACTGTTTCAACCATGTCCATTACCATTTGCTCTAACTTTGTCTTTTATCTTTTCAATATCTTCTAATGCTTTCTCTAATTGTTTAGTTACAAATTCTATATTAACTTTGTTGTGCATCATATCTTCTATTCTAGTTTCAATTTTTTCTACTGTCTTATACAAATCTTCAAGCAACATAAACTGTTCTTGATCTGTTGGTAGCTGCTCAGATTTTTTAAGTAGATCAGCTTGGAATAATTCTCTTGATGTTTCTAATGATGTAAGTCTACTTGTTACTTCTGTATATGCAAAGACACCCATAGCAACTGCTATGATGATACCAATCATATTTTTCATTGGCATACTTACAGATGTATTTTCACTAATCTTCATTTTTAGGTTTTGGTAAAGGTAATATATAATCTTTTGGTGGTATTTTCAATTTGCTTTTAGAAGGTTCTATAAACTTATCTCCCATTAAATTGAGTTCTGGATTATCTTTTTTGTATTCATCCTTCATATCATCCCATAAACTTTTAGAATCATTAGGTCTAGTGTTATCTCTTGCAGGAGTTACACCTCTACATTTTGATACCAGCAATCTAAAGTTTTCATTCTGTGCAAGACTAGGATTACTATTAACTCTACCACACATCTTCATTAATTCTAATTGTTGTTTTAAATTTACATTTTCTTTTATAGTTTTACAATCTACACCTAAATATTTTCTGTATGTAAAACTTAAATATTGTTGTTCGTTAGTGCTATTGTCTGAGTAATTATAATCAGTATCTCGTCTCTCTGTTCTTACTTCCATATCACCACATCTTGCACCATATTCATTTAGATATTCGTTTCTAGGATAAGCAGGTTCTACAAAAAAAACTAGTATTGTAAAAGCTAAGATAAGTAATCCTGTAAAATAATAATTCATCCTGAGAACCTCCATACATTACCTGTTTAAATCCTTGATGTCATAGCTATGCTCACGCACTTGATCAGCAAGAGTTCTATATAAATTTTCTGCCATCTGCCATGTAGCTTCAGCAGAAGATAATCTTATTTTTAAATCTTCTACTTTGTCTTGTTCTATTTTTAATTCTCTTCTTAGATCATTAACTTCAACAGCTAATATTTTTGTAATAGCAGTTTTATTTCCATTAATAGTGTCAGTTAAATTTACTATATATTTAACACCAGTAAATGTTCCAAACAAAACAGATGCTATAACTGGTATTAATACAAAATTTTTTTTAAATAGTTCTGCAATGTTCATTCACAAAATCCTCCAATAAACTGATTGCCATTTTTTAATAACCATTTATTAGATTGATTATCATAAGTAGCAATATCTTCCCTTACATCATCTATCGCTTGAAAACAATTCTTTTGTTTTGGTAGCGGAAAATACATAAGGTTTAGTTTACTAGAGACTGTGAACTCTGCTTGTGAGCTTAATAAAATAATAACTAATTTAGTTATCATCTGCCACCCCCTTTGTAGCGTGTTTGTTTTTTTTGTCTTTTAGCTG